TGCCAGAATAACCACTACTATAAAAACGACCATTGAAAGAACCCATAAAACCAATCCAACCTATTGTAAAATCATCGAAATTGTAATTTTCTTTTTGATTATATTGATTTCTAGCTTTATCATAAAGTTCTTTCGGTATTTCAGTAATCACATCTCTACCATCTTGAAGTCCTTTCCATAAAGCTATTAAATATTTATTTTTATCTGAACCTATTCTATTACCTGATATTTTATCTATTAAATTACATCCACCTACAAATGGTTCTACATAATATTGATTTGGTTCCCTATTCTTCAATATTATTGGTAACAAATATTTAGCAAATCTTGCTTTACTTCCCATATATACCATAAAAATTACCGTTCTATTTAATAAATACTTCCCACTATAATTAAATAAATAATCATAGTGGGAATTATATTCGTATAATTATTATGAATATATGTTTACAATATCATCTTCTTCGGTCAATTCGTCAACTCGTACCCATTCTTGTAAACCATTTCGATTAACTAAGAATCTATGATTAGCAGTGGCTTCAAAAACAGTACCATCTTCCATTTCAATCTTGAAGACTTCTTTATGACCATTGTAATAAATCTGATCTGTTAAAACAAAACCATTCATGGTTAAAACAGATACAGGTTCATTTAATGTGATCCAATGTGGTGTATCATATTTTTCAATCTCTTCAACATTCAAACCATTCTCATTAAGAATATCTAAATAACTCTTAATACCATCTTCTGTTACGATCTCAGTTTCCTTAATTTGACAAGATGCTGTCGGCATAGGTGCAACTAGTAAAGAATTTCTTACACCATTAGCAATAATATTATTTCTTAATTCAACCCAATTCCATCTACCAGAAGTATCATTATCAGTTTTACCCCACATTTGATATTGTAAAATACCTTGTGATATTGGTGAACCATCAAATGTTTCATATTTACCATCTTCTTTAGCTAAATCACAAGATGATTTCAAAGCAGCATAATATATAGTTTCAAATATTTCAGTCTGCAATTTATCCGCATTTTCACTTTCAAATGGTAATCCTAACATACAAAATACATCTGCCAAACCTTGTACACCTAAACCAACTGGTCTATGTCTAAAATTAGAACGCTTGGTTTCTTCAGTTGGGTAAAAATTTAAATCAATAACATTATTTAAATTTTTAACAATCTGATATGTTTTATCATATAATAATTGATGATTAAATTCACCATCAATTATATATTTAGGTAATGCTATAGATGCAAGATTACATACAGCTTGTTCATCTTTTGATGAATATTCAATAATTTCTGTGCATAAATTTGAAGACTTAATTGTCCCTAAATTTTTCTGATTTGATTTATAATTTGCATGATCTTTATATAACATGTAAGGTGTACCTGTTTCAATTTGTGCTTCCAGAATTTTATCCATTAATTTTCTGGCTTTCACAACTTTCCTAGCTCTACCTTCTTGTTCATATTGTTCATATAATTTAGTGAAAGCTAAATCATCTGGTGAATCAAATACATCTGATAAGTTAGGTGCTTCATCAGGAGAAAATAATGACCAATCACCATCTTCTTCAATTCTCTTCATAAATAAGTTAGGTGTCCATAATGCTAAGAATAAATCCCTAGCTCTCATTTCTTCCTTACCTGTATTCTTACGCAAATCAATGAAGTCAAATATATCAGAATGCCAAGGTTCTAAGTAAATAGCAAAAGAACCTTTACGCTTACCACCATTATGTACTAAACATGATGTTAATGTATATGAAGGATCATTATATTCTTCTTTAATTTTTAAATCATATACTTTACCTTCATAATCATCAATTTTCTTAATTGCTGTAACTTTTGAATAAACAAAATTATCATCACTTATCCAATCAATAACAGATGGTATTTTATTAATTAATTCAGCAAATTCTTTAAATAATGGTATACGAACACTATACATTTTTTTACCTCTTTCATATAGTGCAACTTGTGTTGGTACACCAAATCGTAATAATTGATATTCGATACTTTTAACTAAAAATTCATCAATTAGTATAATATCAATATAAGATTCAGGTGAGAAATATGTTGTAGGTGAATCGTATATACCTTTAACAAAATAAATAGCCTTTTCTAAAGGTAGATGTAAATATTTTTCACCTAAAACTAATCTATTTTCTTCAATTAAATCTTCGCTAAACCATTTCAAATCTGTTGCTTTGAAATGTAACGATTCACCATCATAAGATTTAACATAGTCAATATTATTGTTATTTAAATATTCGATATATTGATCGAAATTACTAAAAACAACAAAATTGCCATTAACATAATATGATGCTGTTAACAAAAGAGTATAGATAGTAATGTCTTCCTTTGTAATATCGGTATCATTAATTTCTTTAGGTATTGGTCTAGTTAAATAATCATCTAGTTTTAATTCACCTGAATCTATCCAAGTAGGTGTAAAAAGATTAGTCTGTGTTGCTACTGCATATAATGGGTGTGCATCAGTTAGTTTTAATGGGATATTAGAATGTTCTGTGGTTATTTGAAGCATATTTCCCGATTGGTCATATTCAAATACTTCACCTACCTCACAATATGTACCATCTTTAGTTAATACTAAATCACCTGCATTAATTTGATTAATTTGTTTTATACCATGATTAGTATATAATGTCGTCTCTGGTGCGAAGCATTGATTGATCCATCGTGCGACTTCATTGTAAGTTTTCATCATTGGTATTAAACCATCAGATTCACCACCAGTACCTCTAATATATGCACCTTTAGCTCTTACATTATGTACATGTAAACCAATACCACCTGCCCATTTAGAAATATGTGCCACATCCTTAACAGTACTAAATAAACCTTCAATACTATCATCTTTATTAGCAATTAAAAAACAAGATGACATTTGTGGTCTAGGTGTACCAGCATTAAATAATGTAGGTGTTGCATGTGTATAATAATGAATAGATAAATCATCATATACTTTAAATGCCATATCCAAATCACCTTTACAAATACCTAATGCTACACGCATATAAAGATATTGTGGGCGTTCAACAATACGATCACCAATCTTTAATAAATAAGAGCGTTCAAGTGTCTTGATACCAAAATAGTCAAAATCTAAATCACGATCCATAACTACCTTAGAATCAATTAAATCCTTATTATCAACAACTAATTTATATAACTCATCAGCAATTAAACAAGATTCTTTACCTGTTTTTGGTTCAACAAAACTATAAAGTTCCTTAATAGCGGATGAAAACTTCTTAGGAGTTGATTTATGTAAATTTGATACGGCTATTCTACCTGCTAACCTAGAATAGTCTGGATGTGTTGATGTCATAGATGCAGCCGTTTCTGCTGCTAATCTATCCAATTCATTTGTTGTAATTCCATCATATATACCCTGAGTAACTTTCAGGGTAATATATGTTGGATCTACATACTGCATATTTAAATCATAACATAAATTATTGATGCGTTTTGTTATTTTATCATAACGCATTTCTTCTAATTCACCGTTTCTTTTTTTTACTTTCATTTCAATAATTATTTAAAATTTAAAAATCAACCATGTCTCCAAATGCAGAATCTAAATCTTCTTCAGATTTATTTTTGACACCTGCTTTTTGGTATTCTGCAACCCTCTTTTCAAAGAAATTAGTCTTACCTTGAATAGCAATATTTTCCATGAAATCAAAGGGATTTGTTGAATTATAAACTTTAGAACAACCTAATGATACCAATAAACGATCAGCAACGAACTCCAAATATTGTGTCATTAAATCAGAATTCATACCGATTAACCTAACTGGTAATGCCTCAGTAATAAATTCTTTTTCAATTTCTAATGCACCACAAATAATTTCTTTAATTTTCTCATCACTTAATTTATTTTCAATATGATGATTATATAAGTGACAAGCGAAATCACAGTGCATACCTTCATCTCGTGAAATTAATTCATTAGAGAATGTTAAACCCGGCATTAAACCACGCTTTTTAAGCCAGAAAATTGAACAGAACGAACCTGAAAAGAAAATACCCTCAACTGCTGCAAAAGCAACCAATCGTTCTACAAATGAATCTGATTGAATCCATTTAATAGCCCACTCAGCTTTTTTCTTAATGGCTGGTACAGTTTCAATAGCATTAAACAAATGATTTTGTTCTAATTTCTCTTTGATGTAAGTATCAATTAATAAACTATATGTTTCTGATTGACCAGTAACCAAACCATTAAAACAACCTTTATGTTCTTTAGGTTCGTTAAAACAGAAAGTATCATCAACAATATTTAAATCTGAAATTGATTTAATTTTTATTGTTTTAGTTTTACTTTTTGTGAATTCATGTTTTGAAATATTTAAAATTTGTGGTGATAATCCTAGTTCAATTAATTTAACCACATTATCAAAAGAAATATTTAAAATATACTTATAGTTATCTTGTTTAATATTTGAATGAACACCTAATGTTGATAATAGGTATTTTACATTCATCAAAAATTCTTTATTCAATGTGGTTGTTCGGATAGATGTATATCCTTTCTTGGAAACATATTTCTCACCATAAGCATCGAAATAACCCCCTAACCAATTTAATTTAGTTTCAATAGAATAATTTACAGGTACAGAAAACCTATCTTTAATTTCAAGTGAATCTAATAAGTATTCTTTTACAATTACTGGTAGATTGGTTTTATTTGTTCCATTACCAGAAAGGTATCCACAAAAATACGCATTTTTATATTCATCAGATTGATTATCTATTACAGGATAATTAAAACCAGTAATTTTATCACCAATCTTTAAATCACTAGTTACAATTCGTTCAGAACCATTATCCGTATTAATAATCCATTTATGACCATCAGTACAATCAAGATATGAACCATCAGATAATTCTACTCGATAAAGTTTTTGTTTACCTGTATGTCGAACAATAACTTCACTAAATTCTGTACCATTCCAAACATTAACGGTTTTATTTTCAAGTTCTGAAATTTGGAAATAACCTTTATCTGTTAACACCATTGTTTCAGGTGAAACACAGTGAATATTTTCCATCATTATTTGAAAACCATAGAAAAATTTTGCCTCAGTATATTGTACCTCATTAACAAAATTTTGTGCAAGATTTTCATTAACAATACCATCAGAAGCAGCAAAAAAAGCTAATACATGTTTAATAAAATGTTTTTCATTATCATTCAATTTATTTTCCCAATCGGTAATATCTTGTGATAAATCAATTTCTTCTGCTGTCCAAATACATGCTTCTTGTTTCTTATAAAGTTCCCATAGATCATTATGTTCAATAGGAAATAGTACAAAACGGTTCGGATTTTCAATTAAAATTTTTTCCATGTTAAATTTGTTGGTTTGCTTGTCTTTCTCTTTCTTGTCTTCTTTTAAATAATTCTGCTGCTCTATTCGCTCTTTCCTTTTCTTTCTCTTTTTCAACACCAAACATTGTCATCCCTTCTTCTTGTGCATCGGTATCTATAATTAACATTTCATTGTTAAATAGACAGTTATTAAAAACAATACCATCTTTACCAATACGAGATTTCAATAAACTTAATGTTGCAAGATTATTCTCTTTTTGTGTTAAAGTTTTGGCTACAGATAAAACAACATGAGCAATTTGTGCTTTTTTAATAGAACCACCCATTTGATCTGCTGTAACAATCTCAGATGAAATACTTTGTCTTGAACCTTGTGTTGCAGTCCATATCGCAATATTAAATTCTGTTGCCATAGACTCAAGTAATCGCATGATAGCACCTTCACCTTTCCATTCTTCACCAGTATCACCTGTTTCTCCACTCAAACAATCTACATAATCTATAAACACCAAATCTATTTTATTACCTTCACTTTCAATTTTCCTAATAATAGATTTGATATGTGAAACTGTCACACCATGACTAGGTAATTTTAATAATTTTAAAAAGTTATTAGCTTTTTCATGTTTTTCTTTAACAGATTTAACTACTTGATCTATATTAAAAATTTGTTGTGCAGGCGAAAACCCTGACCATATAGTGTAATGTTTTCTTTTAATATTAACTTCGCTATCTTCAAAAAATATTTGTAAAACATTTTTACCTTCATTAAAGGCTGTATTAGCAAATAATGTTAGTAATGTGGTTTTACCTGTACCTGTAGGTGCTAAAACTACTCCTAACTCACCTAACCCCAAACCACCATTCAATAAATTATCTATTCCTTTTATACCTGTAGGTATGGGTTTTCTTGTTTCATCTTCGATTGTTGATAATATATCATCAAAAACATCGGTCACACCCTCACTTGTTGAACCAACTTGTAATGATTTTAATATTAAAGATTCTATTTTGTGGTAATCTTCAAAATTACCACTATTCATTATATTTTCAACATCTTTAAGAGATTTTTTTAGATGTTGTTGTTTACAAAAATTTAAAGATACATCTTTTACATTTTGAGGTATATCTACTTTATGTTCATAAATCTGTTTTAAAGTATCTAAATGAACTTTGGTAGATGTGTCCTTATTATTTTCAGACACTATTTGTTGTTTAATTGTTTCATAAGAAGGTATTTGATCATACCTTTTATATGTTTCTTTAATCAACTCCATAATGTACCTAAAATAAGGTCCATCAAAGTATTTACTATCAATTACATCAACAATATTTGTTGCGAACTTTTTGTCTTCAATGATAGTTTTTAAAAGGGACAACTGAAAAGATGTCCCTAAGTAACCGAAATTTTTCTCACCCATTTTTGTTTACTTTAACAAATGGTTCCCGACATATTTTGACAAAATTTTTTCTTCTGTTGGTACATCTTCTAAGTCATAGCTCAAATATTTTGTTGTTAAATCTTTTGATGATAAAACCTTTTTCAAATCAAATAAGATTGAATGAATCTTAGGTCTAACATCAACTCGTACTTCTGGATGATAATAATGTGCTGGAATCGACCGTTGTATAATAACTTCAGAACCTTTATTAATTTGAACAATAAAATACTCTTCAACAATATTTTCTACCTTTTCTTGGTTTAAATCTTGAATAGTATCATCATCTGAATTATCATCAAAACCATAGTAATAAGAATACATGTTTTGACATAAGTAGTCTGAAGTTTTAATTTTCAAATCATGTGCAATCTCCGAAGAAATGTTCTTAACAAGTTCATATAAATCCATTGAGTATTTTGCTTTTGGATTATAATCTTTAACATTGAAACATCTCTGGATAATAATATTATTTCTTAGAGTGATTAAGAATTCAAAATTTGTTACTGTTTGCATATCTCTTTGTTGTTTGATAAACTTTATTTTTTTCTTTTCTTGATAATCTTAAAAATGGATTTAAAAATTGTATCCATCTATCATCTGTTTTTGGTAATACTTGAAATATCCCGTCCTCCATCATAAATTTTAATGTATTCTTATATGATCTTCCTTCCGGGTCTAAATTTTCACGAATCAATTGTATGATAGTTTCTTTTGCCTCATCAGTTAAAAATGGTTCATGTAGACTTACAATTTTTTCGTTAATATAAAAAAAATTATCACCTAATACACCATTTTTTGTTTTTCCTGATAAAAAATTTTCTAATGTTTTACTTTTTTTATACTCGTTTAATAATACTGCTTGTTCTTTCAATTGTGATATTTCTAATCGTCTATTTTTTAATTCAGGGAATAGGGATAACATTGTTTTTACCCCTAAACCCTGAATACCATCTATATTATCAGAAGGATCACCACATAATATTTTTACAAGTTTAACATTATCAATTAGAATACTTTCTTTTTTGTATTCTATGATGTCATTATTCTTATATAATTTATTATGTTTTGGATTATATATTGATGTAGTTTCTGAAACTAATTGTGTGAGATCACCATCTGTAGAATAAATAATTTTATTTTCATATGGTGATTGTTGACAGTAATAAGCTATACAATCATCAGTTTCGCAATATTTAAATTCACCTTGACGAACATACAATTCTTCTAAATATTGCTTAATTCGATTTCTCTGATAATTATAAGAACTAACCTCTTCTTCTGTTAATTTATTAATACGGTTAGTTTTATATTTTTCATATATTTTTCTTCTGGTAGAAGAACCCTCTTCGCCATCCCAAAAAACAACTATTTTATCATGATTATGTGTTTCAAATGATTTTCTTAAAGTATTTAGAAAGTGGAATATACCACCTATATGTACACCTTTGTAGAAATAATTCTTAACACCATAAAAACCGATGTTTAATAGATTATCACCGTCAACTAATAATACTGACATGATTTTTAATCTTCTGAAGTGGTTTCTGTTATAATATCAGTATCTTCAATTTCACTTGGATTTACACCAAGCATTTTACTAATATAGTCACTAGCACTTTTCTTGTACTCTTCAATAGATTTCTTTTCTTCAGTATCGTCTTTACTGTGCATAAAACCATGTGCTGTAACTAAGATACGGCCATCTTCATATCCAAGACCATTAACATGATTTTTCATAATAGAAATCTTAGAACGAGATGCAATTTTAACTCTTCGTTTATCTTTTGTGATTGCTAATTTAGTTGTTCCTGCTCCTTTTTGATTACCAAATAAGAAAACTAAAGTAGAGTTTAACCAAATAGATTCACCACCCTTTGCTTTAATCTTTGGTTGACCAAATGGATTATCAGGTAATTCAACCCAAGGTTGGTTAATAATAACCATTGTATTAGTATAAATTTTGTCAAGTTTACGAGAACCTGAAATTCGTTGGTTTAATCCCATACCAATTTTATCAGCCAATACTGATGCAGTATGTTGTTTACCACCCTTACCATCATAAGTCATCTTACATGGTACTGAACCAACAGAATCCCATAAAATACACATATCATAAGGGATTTCACCTTTTTCTTGTGCATCTAATAGATCATTAATATAATCAGTAATTTGTTCAATGTAATTAAAATCAGCATTAAACAAATAATCAGCATCTCGATTAAAACCAATCAGTTCAGCATGTTCCCAACTCCATTTTTGTTCAGTAATAATAAAAACTGGTAAAATACCTTTACGCTGTGCGTCTACTGCTGTTTTTAACAACGCCGTTGTATTATGTGTCAAAACAAAACCATCTGTCACATACAATTCATCTGCGTTACTTACTTTTATACAATGACACTCCTCTTCATGACTAAATTCAATGGTATCTATATACCTGTTACAATTAGAATTTGATTTATAAAGATCAATTTTTCTTTTTAATCTAAAAGGTGTAAAACCTTCAACAATAATACTTAAAGTGAAATAAGCACTACCTTCTTTTGATTGATCATTATATTTAATGATTCTTTCACTTACTTCCGCCTTTCCACCCAAGGATTTTACTAGTTCCATTACATCTTCGGACAATTGTTTAGATGTAGTGTTAAAATATGCTGTACCTGATATTTTATCAACTGTACCATCAGTATCTAATATACCCTGTAATAAAGAAATCCTTTCCTCAATTGTAGCAGAATAAATGTAATTTTTTGGGATAAATTTCTCATATGAATTAACATTTAAACCTAAATTAATGATTTCTTTTTTAGCTTCCTTATTTAGAGAAATAGAAGTTAATTTCTTTGTCTCTATGAGTACATTTTCCTCACCATAAACATCTTGTTCGCTAGTAATGTCTGATTCAAAATGAATAGTATTTTTTAATTCAGTTAGTAAATCTGTATCTTTTGTGAAAATTATTGCACTTGAATCTTCACAAGTTCCATCCCCAATAAAACAACCTAACACATAAGGATCAATGTTAAAATTTTCATTTTTTTTGAAATTGACTGGAGAAAGTTTTGGCAATATATAATTACCAGATTTCACTTTGGTATTTTCAACCATATCTTTCAATTTCATCACCTTAAAGGAAATATCTGGATTATCATTCTTTCCTTTATATTCGCTAACTGTCCAAAGATGTTCTTCATCACAAAAAACTACAGAACTATCTTTAGTGGTGACTTTATAAACAGGTCTTTTACCTTGTGGGTAAATACCAATTACATATTGGGTATTACCATCAGACCCAATAATCTCATCTCCTAATTGTATATCACCCATTTTCTTCCACCCATTAGGTGTAAGTACATTAGATGTTAAGGGTTGTGCTTTGCCAGTGTCACTATGTCCTAAAAACATATTAATGTGACCCATTGCAGGGCCGGGTATACCAGATGCGCCTAAAAAAGCATCTCCCAAATCAAAAAACCGATCTGGTTTGTATTCAGGTTCTTTTGAGTATTTTTTCTTAATTGATTGAAAATCAATTTTCTTAATACCTGCCATAATTTTTGTTTACTAATTTAGTGAAAGACTTGTCAAAATTTGAATCAAATATAAAAAATTCTATTAAATATCTTGCAA